CCATGTGCCAGATGCTGTGAATGCATCTACCTGTGGAGCAGTTTCCATGTTGTCCACATACTGCTTGGTGGCAATATGAGTTGGGTCCACCGGATCAGCGACATGGACACGGCCATTGGCATCACGAAGAAGAAGAGTTCCTGCTGTGGCAGCTGAAGTAGCTCCATGGGGTGATGTGTAGTCCTGATGAGTGGTTAGCGCAGAGCCGAACGCCGAGTCCAGTGCGTCATCCCCATCAGAAATGGCTTGACTGAGAGAAGTGTTGAGATCAGTGATCTCCTGGAGCCGTGCAGCGTGGTTTGGGTCTACTGGAGCAATAAGCCCCAACGGACCGGTCATATCACCGCCATCGCGAAGGATGAATGAGCTTGTCAGATCAACCCAATTGCTTACACCGTCGCCAACCTTGATGACCTTTGTATCCGTCTCAAATCCGATCTCGCCGGAAGAGAGAATTGGGTTCGCTGCCGCCCATTCAGCGGCAGTACCCCTTCTTTGTAGCATACGTGTAGCCATTATGGATCTCCTGCATCTGCAGTATCGGTTTGTGGTTCTGAAATATCACCTGAGTCATAGGTTGAATAGTAAGTCTCGGTCAAGAATCCTGCATCCCAAATACCAGACTGATAAGTATCGAATATGGATAAGAGCTCATCGGCTGAGGGTAAGCGAGAAAGAAGAAGATCTGACCCATAAAGAATATCTTCAATTATAGACATTAATTCTTCTGGTGTGTCTCTAGAGTCTATAACAAAGTGTGAGGTTGGTCGATAACCACTAAAGGTCGGTGGTTTAGTGACTACTTGCCAACTGAAATTGAATGGGTCAATCTGATCTGTAATAGAGTTGTTCGATCTATCAGAAGACTCTGCGATTGCGTTGTAAACCAAATGAATCTTGTACGCGTGTTCTGCTCCGTCCACATCGTTACCAACCTTGGTACGATAGGCTAGACCAAAAGACTTCTTTGGTTGTTGTGTTGCAAATAAACCATTCAAAACTGGAAGGGTTCCCTCACACTGCTCAAATTCGTCAGGGTAGGTGTACGCTTCAATGGTTGCTTCAAACTCCTCCATTGCCGCATGATTCAAGTATTTGATTCCGTCAACATAGTGTGGAGTAATATCGCCACCAGATGGAGATTCGGCAACAGAGATGAGCCCATTCCACGGAACTCCAGCAACACTATCAACGAACAACACTCCGCGGTCAATTCCTGCTTCAAACGTTCGTTCACCAACAGTATTCCAAGCAAGACGAGTCATAGTTTCTCCTTTCATCCATCGGTTTCAAGTCTGGCCTTGCGTTCTGCATTGAGAGCATGGCGACGCTGAGCTGCTTCAGCTCTACCCACCTTCTTCGGTGGAGCGTTCTTGACATTACAAACCTGGATGAGAGTGAGAAGACGATTCAAATGCCAGTTCTGACACTCGAAAGGTATACCTAACGAGATCATCCAGTAGTAGACAAGTTCTGATGTAATTGTCTCTCTAGATGGTTTCTTGTTTGGCTTAGAACTAAACCACGTGGCTGACATCTTAGCATTAATATAACTGTTAACCGCTAGCAGGTTCTCTGAACTGAGTTTCTCAAACACCTCAGTCGGAACATCTGGCGTCAGTAACATCGCTTTGACATAAGCCATCGTCTCTTCAGTCGTCTTCTCACCATCGCCCAGGAATGGTTTCTCAAATTTTGACTCCCATTTTGAAAGAGACACCAAAGAATGCTCGAGCTCCAGTTTGGAAGTTTCAGATGCGACGAACTCAGACGTAGCTTCGTCGAAAGCTTCCTCCAACACTACATAGATAGTAAGCATTCTTTGGCCTCTTTCATTCAGATCAGGGTGCCATCAATGTTGACACTTCATCCGGCCACGGAAGACGCGGCTCAGTCGGCGTAGTATCATCGCCGTAGAGAATGACCTCAAGCGCAGTGAGATCAGCTGCATCAGCCTTCGTGGAATCGATGACAATCGATGCGGTGGGCTGCTGTCCGGTAACCATGACCGGTGTAGTCGTGAGATCCCAGGAGAACGTGATTGCCTCCGGGCTCTCGTTGACTGTGCCATACGCCTTCTCAGTCGGCTGAGCAAGCGCATTGTAGATGATGTGGAGCTTGTACCCCAGATCAGTGCCCTGCAGGTCGTCGCCAACGAGTGTGCGATAGCACAACCCAAATGGAGTACGATTCTGCTGACCGATCTGAACGCCCGGCTGAAGCTCAGCAGCTCCATCGAACTGACCGAACTCGTCCGGGAAGGTGAAGGCCTCGATAGTAGCCTCGAACTCCTCCTTCGCGACCAGGTTCAGGTACTTGATGTTATCCGCATACTGCGGGCTTGCATCTGCGCCGGTAGGCGACTCACTGATGCCGATGAGACCATTCCAGGCCACACCGTCAACGTAGTCACCATTGACGTCGGGAATATACAGGACCCCTCGGTCGACGCCTGTCTCATAGAGACGTTCGCCAGCCTGGTCCCAGGCAAGTAGCTGTGCCATTGGGTTCTTCCTTTCTAGAAGAAGATTGTGAAAATATCATGGTGTAGATTGTTGGCTGTGAAGTGTCTCTCGAACGTTGACATGGGTACTTCAGCTAGCCTGTCAGGAATAGGACTGTCCGGATCCCGACCAATATGAGTGACCTGGTACCGCTTCTTGTAACGGTAAGGTCGGTTGTCAGCGAACTCGGTACGAGCAAAGTCTCTCATGTAAATAACGCAAGGGTATTCCATCTGAAGATTCTCAGGTGGTTGAAAATATACGTTATCTGACTCGAGTAGACCTTGAAGAAGTGTGTGCAGCTCACGGCGTTGGCCCATTGTAAACACCTCCTAACCTCAGAATAAGACGGGGACTCTGAACTTCTACATCTGAAACTTTCCAGAGAGTCCCGGCCCATTCCACGTAACGAATGGCAAAGAAGTGTTGATTGGCGTATGCGTCAGCAACCACCGTGATGGAGTTGCCGACGGAGAGGTCGTTGTTAACGCTCTCCCCGTCTTTTAGTTGACGCGAGTTACGGATCACATCCCCGTAATAGCTACGTTCAGTGATCTGCTCCTCATGAACACCAGGCGCTGTTTCCACGGTTGTACCGTATCCGATGTTACCGTAGAACTTTGCCATCTGAGGTTCCGATCATCAGCTCGGGTTGGTGAAGACCCACTCATCCTCAGCATCAGTGCTGAAGAAGTAGCCAGACTCTGCCGTAGCAGTGACTGTCATGGTCTCGTCAACGAGAGTGTACGGTCCACCAGTGTTCGTCAGGACATTGTCATCCTGATCGGTGTACGCAACGCCGGTAGTATCAGTGATGACGACATCGTCACCATCGAAGGTCGGGGCTGCAGGCACGACAAGAACGTCGGAGGCAGCAACCTTCATGACGACCAGTGCAGACTTCACCTTGGTGAGTGCACCGGAAACCCGGGTCTCAATGAGGTACTTGTACTGGTTGTAGTCAATGTCGAAGTCATCAAACATCGAAACCTGGCCACCCTTGTCGGCGCCAAGTGCATAGTCCCGAAGGTTGACCATAATTCCGAGAAGGTCGGTCTCGTCCTCCATCACCTCAACCTCAGTAATGCCAGACGCGCCCAGTGCGGCGGACAGCTCCTGCTTGGTGTTCCAGCGACGACGACCGAAGCTGTCCTTGGACAGCAGCATCTCAGTGACGGTCTGAACGGTGGTGTAGAACGTCGGCGAACCGCTTCCCTTGTAGAAGCGACGCGCGCGCATGACAGCCTCAACGACCTCGTTGTAGTCCGAGTCAGCGTCGTCGACGTTGACATTGACAGTCGTGACATAGAGCTCGTGGTCGCCGAGAATCGAACGGACACCAGCACCCTCAGAAGCTCCGATCGGGTCCTTGATCTTATCGGCGTCGTCAACAGCACGACCATCCCCAATGAGAACGGCGCGAGCCAGCTCCTCGTCGAGCATCAGACGCATCTCACCCTTGAGCCAGGAGACAACGTCGAAGTCGGTGATGTCAATGATGTCATCACGGTCGAGCTGCTGCTTCTTGTAGACGGTGGTCGGGGTGGTCACACGCTGTGCAACGCCGAAGAACTCTTCCTTCTTCAGAGTACCCTTGATGTAACCCTTGGCGCGGGCCTGCTCATGCGTCAGATCCGCGTTGCGGGTCTTGATGCGAGAGAACGGGGTGTGCCGCGTGCCACTAAGGACACCTGCAACCCACTCAGTGCGGCGCTTGATCCACTCAGGAGTGGAGTCAACAGCCTGGGCGTCGGGGAAGAGAATATCGATGTTGTCGATACCGTGCTGCAGAGCGTAGTTCTCAACAGCCTCCTTCAACGACCCAATCTTCTCAGCATCTGCAACAATGCCCTTGATGGCGTCGTGGGAGAGCACGTGTGCCGACTCGTCCCCCTTCTTCTTGTCCTTCTCGAAGACATTCATCTTCTGAGTTCCTTCCTTGTGGTTGAGGTCGCCCTCGTCGTAGTCATCGGTGGCCGACTGTTTTGCCGATCCGCCATTCTTTGTAGCCGCCTCGAGAGCAGCACCAATCATGTAGTGCACAACATTCTTCTGCTCATCGCTGAGCGAGTCGTAAATATCGGCAACAGTAGAACCATCGCCATCTTCGTGCTCGAACTCATCATCATCGTCATCGTCAAAGTCTTCGCTGTGCGCCAGCTCAAGACCGGTGTAGATGATTGCCTCATCATCGAGAATATCGGTGGACCCGTCATCGTGCTGGATAGCCACATAGTCGATGAGTGCGCCTGGGTTGGCGCCTGAGAGAACCAGGCTGACCTCACGGATCACTCCATGGAAGACCTGCTTAGCTCGCTCCACCAGCTTGTTAGCGTAGATGGAGAGAGACTTGATGTCATCGTGGGTGACGAGATCCTTGGCGTTCTGTCCAGCATCAGTTCCGTTGAAGAAACCGTAGCCGTAAACACCATCTTCCCGTGCCTCGAGGACTGCATGTCCGAGAACGTTCTTTGGATCTCCGTGTCCGTGCTGCCAAACCAGTGGAACCGTCTGACCATCCATGTGCTGGAAAGCCTCGGGCATAATAGTTCGGCCGTCGGAACACTTGAGTCCAGCCTTTGTCACGTAGCCGCTAAAATCTGCGTTCTTCATGTTAGCTGTCTCCTTCCTTGCTTTCTTGTTGTGTCTCCGACGCCATCTGGGCCGGGATCTTCTGTTTGAGGCATGTTGCTGTTTCGCAACTCATCTGCCTTGGGGTCATTACTCGGCTTGAACCCGATAACTTGTCGTATCTCATTGGCGGACACGATCTCGTTTCTTGTAAACTTGTCAGCAATCTCCGCGATGTTCTCAACGGGAACCAACTTGAAGGGGTTGCGGAAATATGCAATAGATTGCTGTTGAGACCGAGCAGTAGCCGTGAGGAACGTTCTCCGCATTGCTTCTACGATTGCTTCCACAATTGGCTCAACAGTTCTATTGTTGTAGTTCAGCATTGCCTTCTCGTCGGCCGTACCCTTCATCACGGCTTCAGTAAGACCCAACTGTCCATACAACATGTCCGTCAGGAACTCGATCTGCCCCAAGAGATTGTTCTCTGTTGGTCGATTGAGTTGTGTGATCTGTTCGGTCCCATCAGTGTAGGCAATTCCGTACTTGCTACCCTTCAACTGGAACTCGATGTCCTTTCTTCGCTGCTCCGCTTGCTGTCTGCGGGCCTCGGACTTGATCACATAGGGGAGTTGGATGATGAGGTCGAGTTTACCCGAACTACTTGCTTCATCCACAGCATCAAGAAGGTTCAATTTCCTGATGAGTCTCTGTAGTGTCGAGTTGGGCTCGTTCATCACAGAATATAGAGGATTCTCTACAATCGCGACGAACTTCTTCTCGAGTGTGATCTCCTCCCGCTCTCCCTTTGCTTCATTGTAGAGTCGTACCCGAATATGTTTCGGCATCCAGGAGACAACTGTTCCAACTCGCAAGGTCTTGATGTCATACCCGCCCGATTTACTCGGGTTCAGAGTCGTGTCAACAGGTACGATCGCAGCGACGCCCTCGTTAAAGATTGTCATAGCAATGTCTTGTCTGAACGCTCTAGCCCCCTGATCTATGTTAGCTTCAAGGGTCAAACAGTTGTTCAGGCCACTCTTGAGGTCCTCCTTATACCTGTCAGCGTCGTCAAGCCTGACATGTCGCACATCAATTGACGAAATATCGATACTCAACCGTGTGTAGATAGAGGAGATGATAGATCGTTCATTACTGACAGAGAATCGAGTGCGATCTGGTCGTCCTGGACCATAGTTAACAGGTCCGGTTGAATAGTCGAAATGTCGATCGTCAGGTTCCTGGTTTAGGAAAGCATTCCAGGCATGCTTGATTCTATCTGTGAGTGTTCCCACAAATCACCTCCTCTCTTGGTTAAATATAGATCACTTGGTGTAAAGTTTGCCGTCTGGGCCGATGTGTACATCCTTCGCTGCTCGGCGCTGTTGCTTCGTACGACGAACACCCCACTTCATCCCAAGAACACCGTAGTGTTCGAGAGCTTCCTCCATCGGAGGGTTTACGTTGTTTGCAAGCTTCATTCGAAAGCCTCCTTGTTGAGTTTATAGGAAATATAAGCATCCATCATTGCTGCGACATTGTCGACCTTCTCTTCTTGTCTCTTCTTCAGAAGTTTACGGTTTCCATTGGTGTCTTCGATGGTGATTGCGTTACCCATCGTGAATGACATCAAATCCTCGTCGAAGATCAGCATTCTCTCTTCGCTAAGCTTCTTCAGCTCGCCAAGAGGCACAGATTCCGTTCTCGAACCCTGGATGACCTTCTCAATACCAAATGGTCCGTTCTCTGCTTCCCAGCGAGCAACGAATTCCTTAGCATTGTAGGGGTCATACCCAATAGAGCGAATGTCATACTCCTGCTCTAGGATGTACCGGTCAAGATCTTCATAGACATCCATCATGTCAAGAACTGTTCCCTCAATCACATGGAGACTACCTTCGTCAATGAACTGGTCGTACTTGAATCTCATAGCACCCGGAAGTTTCATCAATGTTAAGGATGAGATGTAGCTTCGAGTCTTGATTCCGAACTTCCCATTGCGCAGTGGAAACAGGAATGTGAACGCACAGAAGTCATCGCCCTGTGAGAGGTCAACACCAAGTGCGCAAGGCAGTTGCCAGAACTTCTGAGGTCTGTGTGGGAGGGTCTCTTCGTATGTGAAGAAGTATGTGTACCCCTCCATAGGAATCCCGAAGCGCTTTGCCAGAATATCGTTACGAGAAGCAGGTGCTTTCTCTGCTCGCTCAACATCTAGGTGGTACGTTTCGTATGTAACGGTTGCGCCAAGATTAGGATTAGCCTTGACCCATGTTGAGGGATCCGAAACCTCTTCTAATTCATCCAACTTGTAGTGGAAAATTGAAATGTGAGGTGCTAGGTACTCACCCTTTAGTATGTCCATTAGTTCCATTTTGATGGTATCGCCAGATCCAGCTCGGACTGTTCCTTCGGAACTTACGGCGATGATCAAATAGTCTTCGAGCTTTGAAGCTCCCTGTTCAATTGCTCCGACAACGTCTTCACGAAGATCTCCGGAAAGCCATTCGTCAATTGTCGAAACTTTCGGCCTCAAACCCTGAAGTTTGTTGATCGACATTGGTCGAACTTCGAGAATAGAACCAGTCAGGAAGTTTTCAATTCCCTTCTTGGTGGAAGCCAACTTTACACGGTTCGCTTTAGACCCCGTCGTGTTCTGGATCGATCCTTCAGTCAAGAACTTGAATAGTGGACCACGCGAACGAGTGATTGCTGTGCGGAATGGAGACATGATCTCTTCCGCCTGCTTCATTGTTGGTGCGGTTGTGATCTGGTGGGTAGTTGAGGTGTCAACGTTGAGGAAGTACGCTTGAAGTAGTTCAGCATACATCGACTTTGCTGCACCTCTAGCTACAATCAAGTATTGCTTCGTCGTCAGACGCTTCTTGATAGTCTTGGTAACGTACTCTCCGCCATGATTACCCTTTGTAGGGACATAGACACTGCGGTCTACGAAGTAGTACCAACCAAAGATCTGCTCGGCCCATAGTTTGAATGTTGGTAGAAGATGAAGATCAGAACCATCTGTCAGCGTCATCTCACTTTCGCAGAAGATAACGAACCCTTCTACTGCATCTTCGTCGTACCAGATGTTTGGGTTTTCGATGAGTGCATCAATTCGGTTCATCTCCATCGCGATTTCGCGATTGACAGGAATTTCACCAGCCATTACCTGCTCACGAAACTGTTCATAGTAATATGGAACAGCACGATTGGATAGACCCATTAATGCTCTCCTCTCATTAAATGCCAGTTACAGCCTTACGGATCATCTTACCAGCGGGGGAATTCACAAAGGAAATAACTTGGTTTGCAGTGTTACCTACACCAATAATATCTCTTGCTGTTTTTTGGCCTTTGTCTAGGAGCCGAGTTTCTTCCATCATCTTGTCATAGTTTTGCTCAAGACTTAGTCGAGTGTTCAACTCACGAAGGGTTTGATTGTCTAGTGCTTGCACACCTTCAATCTTAGCTTTTTCCAAAGAAGCTTCCGCTTTCTTAGCATCAGAAGACTTTGTTTTTGTTACAGGAGCACCTGTTTCCTTACGTCTCCCGCGCGCGCGAGCAATCTCATCGTCAGAACGACGAACACCCCACTTCATCCCGAGGATTCCGTAGTGTTCAAGAATATCATCTAGCTTGTCATTACTCATACGACCTCCTCCTCAGGATCTGGATCTACCCATCCGCTTTCTTCTCTATACGCATTGAGCCGCCACTCTAATTCCTCAATCTGTCGCTCTAGCGCAGAAATATGGAATGATGTCCCTGGTGGATCGAACAAGAGCCGAACCCTCAGGTACAAATATGTCTTTACGGAATTGAGTCTTAGGTCATCGTCAAGGAAAGTGTCCCATGTTTCATTAGCATCAATGATCACAAACCCAGTATCGGGTCCGATCCCAAGTTGCTGCAATGTGGAGAATACAGAGTTAATGTGCATGATGATGTCTTCATCGAACGCTGTGTAGTCCGATTCGATACCCAAGACCTTCTTTGTGCTGGTCAGGATACTATTGCTCACGTGGGGTCACCTCCTTGTTGATTAGTAGTTGTCTCGGTATCGACGTCGAGAAAGAATCCACTTGGCGTCGGTCTTCGGGCCCCAGATACCATCGGTCTTCACACCGACAAGCTTCTGGAATGCTTCAATCCAGTCTTCGAGTGCGTTCTGGGAGTTCTTACCCCAGATACCATCCGGCTTCGTGTCAAGAACACGCTGGACTGTCTTCGTGTCATACTTGGAGTCTCTCTTAACTGGCCATCCTGCGTGGGTCCATGCTGCATTGCGCATCTGAATCGAGCGCGCGTCAGTGTTAGGACCCCACTTACCATCTGCGGTTACTTCCAGGAGTCGCTGATGTGTCTTCACAACAGACGAGTACGTGTTAGTAGCTGACGATGGTGGAGTAGCCTGCTCAGGAGCATGGTAAGCTCCGGAATAGAACCAGACATGAATATGATCCTTGTGATTCGCTGTTGGATTTCCACGATCACTCATAGCACGAACAACACCAGGGCGGACCACCGTTGAAGTGATTGCCTGCCACCAAATGACGTGACGCAAATGAAGACGCTTGCGGTGTCGCCAAATATAGTTGCGGACAAAGTCACCACCCGCCTTGTTGCGGATCATCAGGTCAAGAGCAAGGCCAGTGCTGTGTTCGCTGCTTGTACCATTACCCCAGATGAACCAGATCTCATGGCCGTTGTCTGCCGCGACCTCGTGAAGCTCCTTGGCAATGCTTCGTGTCTCAGACTTGATCGGCCCAAGCTTACTACTGGCGTGACCCCAGGTACTCATGCGTCCTCCTCAACCTCTTCAGCGTCGAAGTCAGGCTCGGCGTCTTCGGGCGCGTCCTCGAAAACCTCAGGTTCTGCTGGTGGCGCTTCAGGGGTGGCCTGCTTCGGCTCGCCCGGTGTCTCATCCTTGGCCTGGTCGGTGGTCTCTTCGATCTCTTCCATGATTTTCTCCTTACCAGAGTTTTGTATCTCCGGATGTTCGCG